AGTATTATATTGCATAAAGTGGAAGAATGAGGTATAATCAGATATGTTTGACGATACTTGTTATTTGTAACATTATCAGTCTCATAAAAAATTAGCGTGAAAAAATCGAAATTCTCATGGAAGCACCTCAGTTTGAAACTACGGAAGAATATATAAGTTGGGCACTGGAGAGGATCTCAGAAGCAATAACTAACTTAACGAGTCGCATAGAGCAGGTAGAAGGAGGATTACAAAAAATCCCTCCCCCAGGTCCAGACATGATTAAGTATAAACCACCTGGTAGTCCCACGTACAGTAATTTCAAAGAAGTATTAGATATGCTCTTCGATTCTGTCAATGCTATAGATAACAGACTAAATAAGATAGAAGACAAAATTGATTCGTAATGCCTGCTTATATTCAGGAAACAGGTCGGAGTTATCCTAATCCAATTAAAAGTGGTGCTTTCACTCAGACGTTTAGACGACCTGCGAGTAGTAAGTACAGGACTTCTGACGACTATCCTGGGCAGAATACAGATAATGCTGGTAGTATGAATTATCAGATCACCTTCGATGATGGTGGTCCTGGTAGTATGCCAATGGGTAAAGATATTATCCACTACATTGGTGATGAGGAGCCTACTAATGTAAGTAATAATGGTAATGAGAGAGCAGGTATATACAGGTTTTATAGAGCACCAAAGGATGATCACAAGTATAGTAGAGACCCACAGTTAATAAAGAGAGACTTCGGTTGCGAAAACGAGAGTTGGAAACGTGCTGCTTCTGGGTACAATCCTGAGCCTAGGAGTGGTAAACCTGTGTTCTATGTTATGACACAGCAGGTACCTAATACGGTACCACTCAAAGCATACTACTCATATTGGCCCGACGACACCCAGCTATGTGCTGGAACAAATGTCCCTACTGGATTAAATGGGGTAGGTTGTGGAAGAAACAAATATCTGGAAGTAGATACATTAGGATATGTCTTTGATACAGAAGCAAATGCACAAGCAGTCTGTAGTCCTGGTGAAACACCTAGACCAATCTATGAATATCTACATCCAGACCCTGATCACTTCTATACTATAGACCCTGCAAATGAAGTGCGTCTTGCAGATAATAGTCCTATACCTCCTAAAGATCCATTAGATAAATCATACTCCTATGTTGGAATCATAGGGTGGGCATTTGTAACACGTGCTCTAGACTCTCCTACAGACACTATAATAGACGTTGGTAAGATTGGACCTACTGGGCAATGTATCGATAAAACCAGCTGGTATGATTGGACAGATGATGATCAATTCTCCTACGGTGAATCTGGATTTGGACAAGGTGGATGGTCTGAATTCATGTATCGACAGATGCGTGACTCTGCTGGTAATAGTGTAGAAGGTCCACCTAACGTTAATGGTTGGGGTAATCCAGATAATGTAGAGATAGAAGATAATGAAGCACTATTCGAGTGGAGTTATGGTCTGAGTGGTGCTGTAAAGGGTGCTATACCACGTTTCCTTGGATTCGAGGACATGTATGACTCCCAGTTTGTATTTTACCTATTTGATACTACAAACCCTTGGAATGGTCCTATATTCTCTACTCAGTATATCATTAGTAATGCTAAGTGCTGTCCTAATACTACTGACCCAGAAGGATGCCCTCAATGTCAACCTGTATGGACGTATCATTCTCATTTCTATGAGATTAATGGAGATGTATGGAATACTACTAAGACTAAGCTCTCCCTACATGATACTTCTACTGAGGGAGTGAATGAATCATTCTGGACTATCGATACTGAAAGTCCTATTATATTCTTCCGTTATACCACCCGTACTGGAGACTTTAATGCAGGTGACAAGATTAATGGATGGGATGTAGTATCAGTTTATTACTTCGGTGATGAGCTGAAGTGTGGTATCATGGAGCTTACATGGGATACTAGTAATGATAATAAGTGGTATGTTAACCCTGCTTGTATAGCATGGCGTATTACCAATAGTAGTAATGCGGAGATAACCAATTCTATTACAGAGAAGGGGTCATGGGTTGCGATAGGTACGCCCAATCATCCCGCAACTGGGTGGACAACACACATGAAGTCATATGGAATATACCCCGTATTACCAGCAGATGACGTAGTAGATCCGTATATTGGTGTATGGCAGGTGCATACTTCAACATTTACTATACCTACTGCGGGTACATACTCTTTAAGAATAGAGTCTGATAACTTCGGTTACATGAAGATTACAGACTCTGGTAGCACTGTCCTTGTAGATAGAGAGATTACTTACGCTAATGGTATGGGGCAAGAGACTTTTCCTATGACACTAGGAGCAGGTACTTACACACTAGAGACTAGAGTGAAGAATATTAGTAGGGATTCTAACCCTAATACCTTCGCATACCAAGATACATACAACTCTGCCCCTAACGACGGTCCTGGAGGCGATAAGATAGGCACAGCAGAGGTATTAGCAGGGTATGGTATACCCAATAAAACTGCTATGTGTGGCACATATGAGTTTCCTAAGAAGATCTCCTACTGGAAAGTAGAGATAGACCCTAAAGCACTTATACCTCATCGTAGTTTAGACCAAGCAGAAATTGAAGCGGTGGTAGGTGATGATGGTAGTGTAGTAGACGTAGTTATTATTAACGGTGGTAGAGGATATACGGATAATGCACAGATTCATATAATGAATCCACGGGAGATGGATAGCTTCTCCCCTACTGACAGTGCAGACTTCATGGAAGATAAACTTGGTATGGATCCTGATTACACTAAAGCACTTGGAGATGTCTCAAAAGAGGATAGGTCACACACTCTTTCAGAAATGAAGACTGCTGGACGTAAGTGGGGTACCGCTATGGAAGCTATCGATACGAAGGATAAAGATAATAATATGTTTAAGTTGAAGAGAGCAGAGATTGAGATAGCACAGAAAGATGAGTTGGGTTGTATTAAAGCAGTCAGAATAATAGATGGTGGTGCGGGGTATAATCAAGTTAACTTACCTCATATCCATGTAGTTGATCCTGAAAAGGTTAAGTTTGATGGTGGTGGGGATGTTTACGGTGGAAAGGAAATGGAAGATACTCATAAGTTGATGGATGATGCATTTTCCCATGAGTATAAGGAGAAGGAGATTGGAAGCTATAATGCAGCTAGAGTAGAGCAAGCAGACTATAGTGTGGAGCCTATAGGTAACCTAATGGATCCTGAGACTATGGAAGTAGTTGGAAAGAATATGAAGAATACTGCACAACCTGGTATGTTGGGAAACACTGCTACTCAGGTTTATGTTGAAGTACCAGACAGTTATATCAGGGCAGCAGCAGATGGTATAGAATTGGATAAGGTAACTAAACTTTGTTTCAATCTACCGCCAAATTGTATTGAGATTAATGGAAGGGCAAATCTACCTGATGCTTTACCAGATATAGAGAATATGGCAGTTGTTACTTCATTAGATCCTAATGGAGTTGGTGCATTTGAATCAATGACTATGCCTTGGGTACATCAAGGTGTTGAAGCTGCGGATACCTTTGGTGGTAATATGTCATCCTTATATGGTCCTTTTGGGGATGAGTGTATCACTGTAGCACAACCTAAACTCTATAATATTACTCGTTGGTTTGATATGCCTTGTGCTTATCTTGATGTTGGTAGTGAGGGTGATAGAAAAGCATTTGGATGGTTGCCGTTTAAGTATTGTGCTTCTGAGCAAAAGGAGGCAGCATTCCGTGTATCAATGGAAATAGAAGGATATGTTGGCGGTAGTCAAGGACCAGCATTTATGGATTTCCTTCAAAATATGCCAGTGCCTCATCTGCAAGAGAAGAGAGATATAGCAGTCAATGCTGGTACAAGGACTTGGAAGTGTAAGCGGAGTAGTATAGATGGTAGATGTTACCGTGATCCTGGAGATCCTGCTAATATGATCTTTGTTCCTGTCGGGTTGGATGAAAACACCTACGACTACAATAGATCTAACTATACAGAGCTGGAACAGTTACAGATGTGGGCAGGTACTAATATCAGTAGTAGTGCAGCAGTGCAGACATGGTTAGGTCATCCTACGGCAGGAGATCCAGCAGGTACTCCCCACTCTGTAGATTATACTGCTATAACCGTAGCAGCATGCACTAATGGTGTGCCACCTAGTGAATGTTGGGATACATATGTCAGGAATGTCAATGCATCTGACGGTCCTCTTACTGTATATTGTGGTTATGATGCAGATGGTAATGGTATAGCAGGTCAGACTTATTGTAATACTTCTGAGTTATTTGATTCCTGTGCAGCATTAGATAAATGTATGGATTCATCTATTGCTATCTCTCCTAAACGTATGACAGGATCTGGATCTACTGCTAGGATGCAACTAGGTGCTTATAATGGTACCATGACTGTAAGGAATTATCTTACAGGTGGAGTCGTAGCACTGGGTAGGGCGTTGCGTAATTATGGCAACCCTTACTTTGATGAGTGTAGTGAGGATAATTCTTGGACAGAAGGAACCACACTTAATGATATAGTAGAACCTAAGAGGTTATAATGGCATTTGGATATCTATTACCAGTATCATCTTTAAACGGATTACCTTGTAGTGGTCATGGATTGTGTATACCGTCCACTGTGCACTCTGTACAGTCCTGTGGCAGCACTCCAATCCCCTACAGCATAGTCATTAAGGAATATACATGTTGGTGGCCTCCTCAAGCATTAATTCCAATCTTTCCAGTAACCCCATATAGGGCAACTGTGCAGGTAAATCGTATTCCTATTATGTTACATGGGGATACCTTCACTCCACATATAGCAGTATGTACTAATATTATTGTGTACATGTGTCCTTGTGGTAAATCTACTTGCCCAACACCAACTCCTATACCATGTAGTCAGTTAACAATTGAAGATGGGGGTGGAGTAGGGCATACTAGAATCCTTATGGCGACAACCGTAACAGTATTTGCTTTGAAATTACCAATTGCTCGTATTCTAGACCCTCTAGGAGTTGGTTTTTCAGGATTTAGTTACCCTTGTTCATCTGTGGTTGCCTGGGGGCATGCAACTGTGCTATCATCATAGTAGTTTATTAACCAAAAATGGCATTATACGGTACAAATGGAGATTATATCGCTCCTCCATCTAAGAAAACTAGACAAGGTAACTCAAAAAACACGAAGATTTCTCCAACTTCACGTAACGCAGCGAAGAAAAGATATAGAGGTCAAGGGAAATAGTCGGGAAACCCTATAAATAAAAGATATAGTGATAAATATCTTTAAAAGTAGGTTAGAATGCCCTCTTATAGGTTCAGATCTGAGAAATATATTAGTAGAGGATTCAAGGATTTAGCAATTTCCTTTAAAGACAATCCTAATACTGGTGATTTTGGTGTGGTTAAGAATGAGAATGCTATAAAGCAGTCTGTTCGTAACCTCATCTTAACTATGTTCGGAGAAAGACCATTTCAAGATGAGATTGGATCTAGGGTTAAGATGCTTTTATTTGAACAATGGGATCCATTCAGTGTGGATGCTATGAGAAGCGAGATTATGAACTGTTTATCGAGACTCGAACCTAGGATAAAGGTAACTAGTGTCAGACTTCGTGATGATTCTGCGATAAATTCTGTCCAAGTTGCCATAGATTATAACATAATAGGCGAAAGTGAAGTCCAAAATGTCGATTTTCTTCTAGAGAAAGCATAAAATGTCAGCAATTCCATCACAATTAACGTCGTTAGACTTCTTTGAGATCAAAGAATCCATCAAATCGTACTTACGCACTCGAAAAGAGTTTACAGATTACGATTTTGAGGGAAGCTCTGCGTCTTATTTGATTGATATTTTAGCATATAACACTTATTACACTGCCTTTAACGCTAATATGGCGTTGAATGAGGCATTTTTGGAGACATCTACGGTAAGAGATAACATTGTCCGCATTGCAAAGCAGTTAAATTACACTCCACGGTCAATAAAAGCACCTAGAGCGTGTGTAAAATTGATTGCACAAACATCAGTGGGACTAAATGGCACTACTTTTCCAGAATATGCGACTCTTAGAAAGGGTGATGTCTTTGTTGCGGACAATGATTTTGATAGTTACACCTTTGCACTCACTCAAGACATCCAAGTACCAGTAGATTCCGCTACTGGTAGAGCAACATTTGATAATGTGCTTGTATATCAAGGTAATTTACTCAATTATAACTTCACAGTTGACTATACTAAGAAGCAAGAGTACATTATTCCTGATGAAAATGTAGATACTGGACTTCTAACTGTAGATATTTCACCAACTGCACAATCTTCAGAGACTGATACCTATAGTCCAGCAAAAAATGTTACAAATGCGGACTCTACTAGTAGAATTTACTACCTAGAAGAGACTGATGACATGCGATATCGCATTATTTTCGGAGATGGGTCAATTGGACGTAAATTAATTGATGGAGAATACATCAGAACCACATATGTCTCTACAGATGGGGTAGAAGCCAACGGTGCGAAGGGTTTTGACTTCATTGGTAACATAGTTGATAGTGATCAACGCACTATTTCTCCAAATTCTATAACATTGACTACAAAAGACGCTGCTCAAGACGGTGAAGACCGTGAAACAGCACTCTCAGTTAAGTTTAGAGCACCTAGAGCGTACGCAACTCAGAATAGGGCGGTTACAGAGAATGATTTTGAGCATATTGTCTCTGAAATCTACCCTCAAGCAGCATCTGTGACTGCTTTTGGAGGTGAGAAGTTAACTCCACCTGTTTATGGGAAGGTTTATGTCGCAATTCGACCAAAAACAGGAAATAAGTTGAATGAAACGACAAAAAATAAGATCAAGAAGGATTTGGCGAAGTATTCTGTTGCATCTATTGAGCCAGTAATCATTGACCCAACAAGTTTCTATGTTATTCCTAAATCTTACGTTTATTACAATGGAAATGACACTAATTTGACTGGATCTCAACTTGGAACTAAGATTTTAAGGAATTGACGATTACAACAAGGCAGGTCAAACAAATAGGTTTAATGGACGTATTGATGGGTCTAAATTCGGTGCAATGATCGATAATAGTGATAATGCCATTTCTGGTAATGTCACTCAAATGACTTTGGGTCAGAATTTAGATAAATTTGAATTTGGTCAAGTATTTACTCAATGTTTAGACTTTGGTAACCCACTTTATGATCCGTCTAACTATTCTGGCACTCCAGATGGTGATGGTACTGATGATGGTGACAATGGGGATGATGGAACTGGTGGAACTGGTAATAAGTGTAAACCAAACTTCTCTGTAGTTAAATCTGGTACATTTTATGCCACTGGTTACACAGAAGACCTTGTAAATCTAACTTTGACTGATGGTGCTACGTCTGCCGTCATAACAACTCCTGGAATAAGCAC